ATTAAAAAGAATATGAACAAAATGTCTGATTCTAAATTAATGCAAGCAATTAGAAAAAAGTCTGATAATAAAACTGAGTATAACTGGAACAACAAAACCGGTAAAGTAGAGTCTTATCCAGTTAAAAAAGTAAAGAAAGTAAAAAAATAAACAACCGAACTATCAAGCGATAGTATATGACAACCAACGTTTAATTAAAACCAAATACAATGACGTTTTTATATACCCGCACCAATACGTGGTCTAGTGCACCACAACCAACAGAAGATACCATTAAGTACTGGAAACATATTTCACAGAAGAAAAACTGGAGAATAGTTCAACTACCTAATGGCTTTTTACAAACCGAATATAGAGACATTAATGATCCTGAAATATGGGTAGATGTCACCAGAAGAGAAACAATAGCCGGAGCAGAACAAGCAATAGATGCATCTGTTGAACATTATATTAATAAGCTAGAGTTTACCAAAGGACCGAAAGTAATTAAGACCTTCGAGTAATATTCAAAAATCAATCATATCAAATTAAATTAAATGAACGAGACAATAGTTAAGCACTTGAACTTCGGTGAAGATGCTAAAAACAAAATATTCAAAGGAATAGAAACTCTCACAAAAGCTGTTAGCTCTACACTTGGAGCTAGCGGTAAATGTGTTATAATGGAAAATCAAAATGGTGATCCTCAAATAACAAAAGACGGAGTAACAGTAGCTAATAGTATTATACTTTTAGATCCAGTAGAAAACATGGGAGCTAAGTTAATAAAAGAAGCAGCTAGAAAAACTGTCAAAGAAGCAGGCGATGGAACAACAACAGCCACGGTTTTAGCATATGCAATACTTAAAGAAGCTTCTAAATATAAAGAATTAAATCCTAGAGAGTTAAAAACTGGAATTAATGGAGCTGTTAAGAAAGTAGTGCAATATCTTGAAAAAAACTCTTCAAAAGTTAAAAAGAGTAATATAGAACAAGTAGCTACAATATCAGCTAATAATGATCCAGATCTAGGTAAAATAATATCTAAAGCATTTGATTCAGTAGGTAAAAATGGTTTAGTCATAATGGAAACTCATGATGAGCCAAATACTAAAGTAGATTTAATAGAAGGTATTCAGTATGAACAAGGATTTTCAAATCCTCATTTTGTAACTGACAAAGCTAAGAATGAGGTAGAATTAAACGATTGTTTAGTTTTAATAGTTGACTCACCAATAGAAAACGTGAGAAAGATACAAACAATATTAGAACATGTTATTAAAAATCAATTACCATTATTAATAATAGCAGATGTTGAGCCTCAAGTTAGTAGTGCATTAGCTATGAATAAAATAAAAGGCAATATAAAAATTAATATAATATCTGCACCTACGTATGGAGCTAATAGAAAAAACACATTAGATGATTTAGGTTTATTAACAGGTGCTAAAGTTATAAGCGAAGACTTAGGTGATGATTTAGACTTAATAAGCATAGAACACTTAGGTAAATGTAAAAAAGTAGTTAGCAATACTTTAGAAACTATTATACAGATAGAAAACAAAAGTAAAGAAGTTATTAAATTAACTAATGAATTAGAAGACCAATACAATAAAACTACTAAAGGGTTTTTAAAAGACAGTTTAGAAAAAAGAGTTTCAAGATTGAAAGCTAAGGTAGCTTTAGTCAAAGTTGGTGCTAATTCAGAAATAGAATTAAAAGAAAAGAGAGACAGAGTAGAAGATGCTATATGCGCTACAAAAGCCGCGCTAAAAGAAGGTATAGTGCCAGGTGGAGGCATAGCTTTATTAAATGCTTCATCAGATATAAAGGCTAGTTCTAAATCTGAAGAAGTTTTATTACAAGCTATTAAGCATCCTTATTACACTATATTATCTAATGCTGGAATTGAAGATTATCAAACTCCTACAGTAAAAGGTACAGGACTAAATGTGGTTACAGGTAAAACGGTGAGTATGGTAGAGTCCGGAATAATAGATCCTTTACTTGTTACTAAAAGTGCATTAAGAAACGCGGCGTCAGTAGCTACAACTATTATATCAACTGATTGTGTAATTAATAACTTAAGAGCATGAAAGCAGTAGGAAGGTATATAATAATTAAAAAAGAAAATAAAACCACCCAAAAAACAGAGGGTGGTTTAATTCTAGGCGAAAACGACAGAGAAGATATTAGATACAGGGAAGCGGTAGTAGTTAGTGTTGGTTCTGAAGTTAAATTTATTGAAAATAACGATAAAATATATTATGACAGGCATGCTGGATTTAAAATAGATTCAGATAAAGAAAATCTTCATGTTATTAAAGATATGGATGTAGTTGTTGTTTTATGAGGAAATTAAATTCTAATGATCTAAAAGAATTAAATCTATTTAAACACTATAGAATAATAAGAAAATGGATTAATAGGAATTACAATATAAGAGAAGCTGATTTTGAATTATTAATATATTTAGACTCCTTACAATACTTTAACAAACAAGATTTTAAAGACGGTTGTTATTCTTACAGTTGGGATAATAGAAGATGGAGTAGGTTACTACAAGAAGACTGGATAGTAGTTTGGAGAAAAAGAAATAGAACAACTCAAAAATATCACATATATAAGACTTCATTAAAATTTAAACAATTGCTTTCTAGAGTTTATAGAATAATTTTAGGAGAAGAAGATATATCAATAAATTCTAGAACTAACAGCATAATGAATAAAAAAACATATATGGATAAAGTATTGTATAAATCTATTATAGATTTAAATAAAGATAAAAAAAGATAACATGAAAAAAATTAGTCCACTTAATAACGCATATTCAGATCCTAAATTTGCGAAAGCAAATTTTGCTAAAACTACTTTAATGCCTATTACTTTTGAGAGTTTAAATACAGACAGCACTGTTTCTGGATCTAGCAGTACTGGTAATCCAACTGCAGCGCAATTAACTAAAGAAAGCAAGGTTTATCAACCTAGACTTAACAAAAAACTTAACAACGCTAAAACTAGATTTAAAGAACAAAAGATTCAATCAAGAATAGATACTAAAGTAGCTAAAGATGAAGGTAGAGCTAGTAGACAACAAATAAAAAAAGCAATACCATTAGCTAAAGACATAAATAAGCAAAATAATAAAACTGCTAATTTAATTGAAAGAAAATCTCTAAAAAAAACTAACTTAATAAACAATACAAATATGACACAAGAAGATTTTGAAGGTTCAGCCTTGAAATATGTAAATCCTAATACTTTAGCTGTTCAAGGAGATGCAGGATCAATGCCACCTCCACAACAAGCTGATATGCAAGATCCAATGTTGGTAAATCAGAACCCACCAAGTAGAGCTGGTCGACCTGTTAATTCAAATGTTTTAATAAACGATCCAACTAATTATCAAGATCCTTCTAAAATATCTGCTCAACAAGACAATCAAGCTCAAATGTTTAGTGGTTTAGCTCAAGTAGGTCAAGCTAATACAAACCCTACAATGGACAATTCTATTATGCCTGGAGATCAACCATCGCCTTTTAATATAGATATAGATCCACCAAAAAAGGCAAAAATGGCTTACAGCCAGAAAAGGGGAAAACTAACTCCAGCTAAATCCGCGTATCCACTAGCTCAATCTATAAGTCTTGATAAAAAAGACACTGTTAGTTATGAAATGAGACCTGGTAAAACAACTATGGAAAATATTGGAACTAAAGCCGATGGAACTCCTAACATGGTTCCTAGCACTACATATACTAAAAATAAAATATCTAATAAAGATTATGCAAATAGGATTGGTGATAAAGTAGATAGAGTTAAAACTCCATTACAAAAAAAAAACTGGATAAAAGGAGCTATTAAAAAACCAGGTCAACTACACAAAGATTTAGGAGTTCCTCAAGGAGAAAAAATACCAAAAAGTAAATTAAATGCTGCTGCTGATGGAAAGTACGGCAAAAAAACACAACAAAGAGCTAATTTAGCTAAAACTTTAAGTAAATTTAAAAAATAAAATTATGCCAAGTTACGGAGAAAAACAAAAACCAGCAGGAGTAAAACTAGAATGCGGATGTGGTGTTTTAGGGACTAGAGTAATGTTATCTAATAACTCTACAATAACACCAATGTTAAAATCTATAGACAACATACCTTATAAAGGTAACGCAGTTTTAAACGCTAATAGATAGTGGATATGGAGGATTTGAAGTTGTATTTACTAAATGCTTCTTCATTTGCTTTAGCCACTTTAAACTGGGTAGAGCCAATGCTAGAATTACTATTGTTAGGTTTAACGATAGGTTATACTATTCATAAATGGATGTTACTACATAGAAAAAAATGAGGAATATAAAAGAAATTATAATACATTGCTCCGCCACTAGAGAAGGACAACACGTGCCTGTTGAAACAATTAAAGACTGGCATGTTAATTCTAGAGGATGGAGCGACATTGGCTATCATTTCTATGTCGAATTAGACGGAACTATAAAAAAAGGTAGAGATATAGATCGTGTCGGAGCTCATTGCAAATCACATAACAGGAACAGCGTAGGAATATGCTATTGTGGAGGCGTTGAAGCAGATGGTAAGACTCCGAAGGATACTAGAACACAAGAACAGAAAGAAAGTCTCTTACATGTGCTTAAAACACTTAAAGCCATGTATCCAGAGTCAATGATTTATTCACATAATGAGTTTGCTGCTAAAGCATGCCCATCTTTTGATGCAACAGAGGAGTATGAAAATATCTGAAAACACCGAATTTAAAATTGATATAAAAACAGTAATAGGTATAATCATGTTAACAACAACTTTAGTTGGTATGTATTATACACTACAAGAAGATATACAATTAGCAAAAACCTTACCACCAGTAGAAGTTAAAAGATTAGAGTACGATCTTAAAGAAAAGTGGAATCATATTAATATAACTGAATTAAAAGAAAAGGTTAGTATGATTGAAGAGATGAATAGTATATTATCTGAAGAAATAAAAGTATTGTCTACGTTAGTAAAAGATGGTACAAAAACAGATGGTAAACTAGATGAGTTAGCTAAACAACTTAGAGATTTAAAATCTAAAAAACGTAAGTAATGAAAAGCAAAGGTTTAGGTGATAGTATTGCTAAATTTACTGAATTTACAGGCATAAAAAAAGCAGTTGAAATTACTTTTAGTAAATGCAATTGTAATAAACGCCAAGAACAATTAAACATAAAATTTCCGTATAAAAATGTACAAACAGAAAAGTAATCCATTTAATTCTCCTATTATTAAAGTTGATATGGAAGAAGGTGTTTTAGGTAAGGCTAATAAAGATGGAAGCATACACATAAACAAAGACGTTACAGATCCTAAACAAATAAAAGATATAGTAGATCACGAAGCTGTACATTTAGACCAAATGAAAAGAGGTGATTTAGATTATAATGATAATAAAGTTATATGGAAAGGTAAAGAGTATTCAAGGAAATCAATGGATGAAGGAGCTAAGAACCTGCCGTGGGAAAAAGAAGCTTACAGCAAAGCTAAAAATAATAACAAATTCAAACTAGAAGGTTCAAGAGGAAATTCAAATCCTTATTCAGCGCTAATGAATAAAGGATTAATAAATAAATCTCCATTACATAAAGAACCTGTAAACGATCAAAACATATCAACTCCACCGCCTTACAATGGTAGTTTCTACACTTACGACACTGAAAAAGGAGCTTTTATTACTAATTACAAAAATAGAACAAAAAATTACCAAGGTTCTGAATATACTAAATTAAACGAAAGAGGTAATGTAGCCAACTTTGACGACGACAAATTATTTGCAAATACCCAAAAATATAAAGAAAAAGGTGGTCAGTCTGTAGATGATTTCAATCAAGGAATAAAGAACAGTATGAATGCTGTTAATAAAGAAAAAGATAAATTTAAATCGGAATATAATTATTTCAAAGAAATGATGGATAATCCTCCTGAAAAAGGAACAGAAATAAATTACGAATCTCCAGGAGGTAATACAAATCTTAAAATGTTGCCTAATCAGGTCTGGGATGATTTAGAAGGTGAAACTATGGTGGAGAAAATGAATAACATAAGATTCACAAAATCTGAATTTGATAAATCTAAATCACCGATTGGTGGAGGAGGTACAACTTCCATAAAAGAAATGAAAGCATTGAAAGCTGCAAATCCTGATGGGTATACATATGATGGTTCTATAGCTACAAATATGTATGGTACAAATACCTCTAAAAGAAATAGTGAGTTTGAAAAAAGATCAACATCTCTTAAAGATTTAAAATCTAATTATCCACAAGTTTATAAAGGAACAACCACTCAAGAAAAGTTAAAAATAAAAGCAATAGCTAAATTAGATCAAGAAGCCGCTGGAAATTATGGTGATGAATACGCAAAAAAATACAAAGCACTACAAACCAAAACATTTGATTTTTAATGGAAAAGAAAACATTTAAAGAAACTAAAATAGGTATTTTTTTATCAAGCAAGGCGCCTAGAGTATTGCAAGCTATTGGAGATGTACTTCCTGATAAAGGGACGCTTGGTGTAGTAAAAAATCTTATATCAAGTGATAATAAGATTAAGGCCGTTGATAAAGAACAAGCTATGAAGCTTATAGAGCAGGATATAACTGAACTTAAAGAGGTTTCTAATCGATGGAAAAGCGATATGAAAAGTGATTCGTGGCTTTCTAAAAACACTAGGCCTATAACTTTAATATATCTAACATTATCTATGACAATATTTGTAATACTAGATTCAACAGTATTATTAGAAATAAAAACAGGATGGGTTTCTTTAATGGAAGCTTTATTAATAACAGTTTACGTAGCATACTTCGGTAGTCGTGGTGCTGAAAAAATTACAAAAATAAATAAATAAAATGGCAGGATTTAACACATTTAACGAACGACCTGGTTTAGTAGGAAATGAAGCAGCTCAACCAAGGGTTTTTGGGCATGATGCAATAGCAACAACTCCATATTGGAATTTTACAATAAGGAACGGAGGAGCTAGTTATGAATCATCAGACGTAGGTGATACTTTAACTGGCGTAGGTAATGTAGGTGTATCTGGTAATATAACTGCAGTATCAGCAGCGGGTTTAGTTACGGGATTTACTTTTATATCAAAAGGAGATGCTAAGGTAGGTGAAACTATAATACTTAGTCCAGCAACAGGTGGTGGTGATGGTTTTCAAGTTATAATATCAGCTGATTCTTTGTCTAATTTAACGGCAGAGTCAAGAGGAGCTATGATATATAATAATAAAACATCAGCACAAGATATATCAATAATAACAGAAGCAGGAACAGCTGTAACTTTTAAAAGTGTTCCAGCAACAGAATACGTAGGATTTACTCACCCAATGTTAGCTATAGAGTTAACTAGTGGTGATGATATTTTAGCAGTATATTAAAAAACAAACAATCAAATCAAATCAAATGAAAATAAAAAAAGAAGAATTATTATTAATTCAAGAACAACAAAAAAATTTATCAGAATTAATGCACGATATAGGTTTTTTAGAAACTAAAAAACACGGTATTTTACACGCTATTGCTCCTTTGAATAATGATATTGAAGACTATAAAGAGTTATTAGAAGCCGAATATGGTCAAATAAATATTAATTTAACAGACGGATCATATACTAAAATAGAAACTAAAAAAGATGTCTAATTTAATTAGAAAAATAAGTATAGGCGCTGATTACAAAAATGAAGCAATGCACTATCAATTAAGTCAACAAGTGTACGGCGGTCATGTTATATGTAATATAATGCATAACGATGAAGATGATTCTTACAATATATTCATTAAAAAAGATGAAGAAGTAATACCTTGGAAAAAATTTAATTCAAATATGGCAGTATCTATAGAGTATGATTTAACTTATTAATGAAATCTTTATACGACTTTATAGTAAAACCTTTAAATTACAGATACGACAATAAAATTAAATTTCAAGACAAAGAACTTATTTTAAACACTAAAATAGAGAGTCACGTTTTTGTAAGTAAAAAAGCTTTAATTGTTTCTGAGCCACATCATAATAGTACTGAAATTAAAATAGGTGATGAAGTTTATATTCATCACAATATTTTTAGAAGATGGTATGACACTAAAGGTAAAGAAAGAAATGGTTCAACTTACTTTAAAGATGATTTATATTTTTGTTCTCCAAGTCAAATATACTTATACAAAAGAAATAATGAACTAGAATGTAATTTAAACTACTGTTTTGTGTCACCAGTGCAAGATACTTCAACTTTAAGCAACTTAAAAGAAAAAGAGTTATTAGGTATAGTAAAATACTGTAATAACTCTTTAAAAAGCAAAAAAGTTAACGTTGGTGATTTAGTGAGTTTTTCTCCAGATTCAGAATTTGAATTTGTTATTGGAGAAGATAGACTCTATTGTATGAAATCAAATAATATAGCCGTAATCCATGAATGTAAAGGAAACGAAAAAAAATATAATCCAAGCTGGACAAAAAGCAGTTGAAGAACTAATTAAGGTAGCAAAAGAAAAGATTGTAGACTCAGACGACGACTTAAGCGCTGATAGATTAAAAAATGCTGCCGCAACTAAAAAATTAGCTATATTCGACGCTTTTGAAATATTAACTAGAATACAATTGGAGGAAGATATTTTAAATGAAAAACCTAAAGAAGTTAAAGATCAAAAAACTTTTAAAGGTTTTGCAGAAGGGAGAAGCAAGTGAATTACGAGCAAACATTGTGGAAAGAAATAAAAGATATTGTTAATACTAAAGTATTAAAAAAACAAAATCGATTAAAAAAATGGGAGTATGGTTATAACTCTGATTATGATTTCATAGTAATAAGTAAAACTGGACAAATTGGACAAATCATTGAAATACAGAATCTCAGGATTGCTTTACCAGCAGCAAATGAACCGTTTAAACGAAGCGAAAAAAAAGAGGATCAATACTGGCAAAGAGAAGAGTACCCAAAAGAATTAAATAGAATAAAAAGCAGGTTTGACTGGGAAGAACACGACGGTGAGTTTAAAGAAAAATGGTACGACTATATTGATAATGAATTTATTAAAAGAGAAGAAGGTTACTGGTTTTATAATAAAGGTGTTATTAAATACATTACTGGCACTCATTACATGTATCTGCAATGGTCAAAGATCGACATTGGAGCACCAGACTATAGAGAAGCAAATAGACTATTCTTTATATTTTGGGAAGCATGTAAAGCAGATAACAGATGTTACGGGATGTGCTACCTTAAAAACAGAAGGTCTGGATTTTCATTTATGTCATCAGCGGAATTGGTTAATCAAGCCACAATATCTAGTGATGCCAGATTCGGTATTTTGTCTAAATCTGGATCAGATGCTAAAAAAATGTTCACAGATAAAGTTGTACCAATATCCGTTAACTATCCGTTTTTCTTCAAACCGATACAGGATGGTATGGATCGTCCTAAAACAGAGTTGGCCTATAGAGTCCCAGCTTCGAAACTTACTAGAAGAAAGCTTGAAAGTAATGAGCAACTAAGAGAACTTGATGGACTTGATACAACTATTGACTGGAAAAATACTGGTGACAACTCTTACGATGGTGAAAAGTTAAAAATACTAGCTCACGATGAAAGTGGAAAATGGGAAAGACCGGACAACATATTAAATAACTGGAGAGTTACTAAAACCACATTAAGACTAGGTAGAAAAATAGTTGGTAAATGTATGATGGGCTCAACTTCAAATGCTTTAGACAAAGGTGGAAACAACTTCAAAAAACTTTACGCAAATTCAGACGTTACAAAAAGAAATAGAAACGGACAAACATCTTCTGGACTCTATTCTTTATTCGTCCCTATGGAGTGGAACTACGAAGGATACATGGATACTTATGGATCACCTGTATTTCTTACGCCAAAAAATAAAACATACGGAATCGACGGTTTGCCTATTGAAATCGGAGTAATTGAACATTGGAAGAATGAAGCTGAAGGTTTAAAAGAAGATCAAGATGGTTTAAATGAATTTTATAGACAGTTTCCAAGAACTGAAAAACACGCATTTAGAGACGAAACAAAAGAATCTTTATTTAATTTAGTTAAAATATATGAGCAAATAGATTATAATGAAGGTGTTAATAATATTAAAAGAGTATCAAAAGGTAATTTTCAATGGTCAAGTGGGGTAAAAGATACTAGAGTTATTTTTATACCTAGTAATAATGGAAGATTCAACATAAGTTGGTTTCCTGATTCTAGTCTTCAAAATAATGTAATATTAAAAGATGGAAAAAAATACCCTGCTAATGAACATATAGGTGCTTTTGGTTGTGATAGTTATGACATATCAGGAACTGTTGATGGTAGAGGTTCTAAAGGTTCTTTACATGGTTTAACAAAGTTTAGTATGGAAGCTGCTCCACCTAATCATTTTTTCTTAGAATATATAGCTAGACCTGATACTGCAGAAATATTTTTTGAAGATGTATTAATGGCTTGTGTATTTTACGGCATGCCAATACTAGCAGAAAACAACAAACCAAGATTGTTATATTATTTTAAGCGTAGAGGATATAGAGGTTTTTCTATAAATAGACCTGATAAAATATGGAATAAACTATCTGTGGCAGAAAAAGAAGTTGGTGGAATACCTAATTCAGGTGAAGATATTAAGCAAGCTCATGCAGCTGCTATTGAAACATATATAAGCAATTACGTAGGTAAAATAGATGAGAATTATGGAGACATGTTTCATCAACCCACTTTAGAAGATTGGGCTACTTTTAACATCAATGATAGAACAAAGCATGATGCTTCTATTAGCTCTGGACTAGCTATAATGGCTTGTAATAAAAACAAGTATAAACCAAATATAGATAGAACTACAAAAAATATTAATTTAGGTATTAAAAAATATAATAATCAAGGAGATTTTTCACAAATAATTAAGTAAATGATAAATACAGAGAGTTTTAGTATTTTTCCTGATCAGGTTGTATCTGATGAAGTTAAAGCAAGTTTAGATTATGGCAGAAAAGTCGGTAGAGCAATAGAAACTGATTGGTTTAGTGGAACTAGAAGTGGAGTAACAAATAGATATAATTATAATTATAATAATTTTAGAACATTAAGACTTTACGCAAGAGGTGAACAGCCTGTTCAAAAATACAAAGATGAGTTATCTATAAATGGTGATTTATCATATCTTAATTTAGATTGGAAACCTATACCTATAATACCAAAATTTGTTGATATAGTTGTTAATGGTATGTCTGACAGATTGTATGATATAAAAGCTTATGCACAAGATCCAGCCTCTTTGAAGAAAAGAACCTCATATGCAGAATCTATATTAAGAGACATGCAAGCAGATTCTTTTTTAGGCAATATAAAGAGTGCTTTAAACATAGACTTATATGCTACTGAAAATCCAGAAGATTTACCTCAAAACCAAGAGGAATTAAATCTACATATGCAGTTAGATTACAAGCAGTCTATAGAAATAGCAGAAGAAGAAGCTATAAACAATGTTTTAGATTTTAATAAGTATGAATTAGCTAGAAGAAGATTTAATGAGGATTTAACTATATTAGGTATTGGTGCTGTTAAAACTTCTTGGAATAGAGCTAATGGTATAACTATAGAATATGTAGATCCATCTAGACTTGTTTATTCTTATACTGATGATCCAAACTTCCAAGACATATGGTATGTTGGTGAAGTAAAACCTATAACACTAGCTGAACTTAAAAAACAATTTCCTAATTTAACAAAAGAAGATTTAAATAGAATATCAAAATACCCAGGCAATAGTAATATGATGTACAACATGGACGCTAGAAATGATGGCAACATGGTTTATGTACTTTACTTTGAATATAAAACATTCAGCGAGCAAGTTTTTAAAATAAAACACACGGCTAACGGTTTAGAAAAAGCTTTAGAAAAACCTGATACTTTTAATCCTGAACAAACAGATAATTTTGATAGAGTTTCTAGATCAATAGAAGTTTTGTATAGTGGTGCTAAGATATTAGGTCACGATGAAATGTTAAAATGGGAAATGTCTAAAAACATGACAAGACCTAATTCTAATTTGACAAAAGTTAATATGAATTACTCTATATGCGCTCCTAAAATGTACAAGGGCAGAATAGAGTCTTTAGTTAGTAGAGTCACTGGTTTTGCTGACATGATTCAATTAACTCATTTAAAACTACAACAAGTTTTAGCTAGAATAGTTCCTGACGGTGTTTTTGTAGACGTAGATGGTTTAGCAGAAGTAGATCTAGGTAATGGAACAACTTATAATCCACAAGAAGCATTAAACATGTATTTTCAAACTGGTAGTATAGTAGGTAGATCTATGACTCAAGATGGTGACTTAAATCACGGTAAAGTTCCTATACAAGAACTGTCTAGTTCTAGTGGTCAAGCTAAAATACAAAGTCTTATACAGACTTATCAATATTATTTACAGTTAATAAGAGATGTTACAGGTCTTAATGAAGCTAGAGACGGCAGTCAACCTAATAAAGACTCATTAGTTGGTTTACAGAAACTAGCTGCAGCCAATTCTAACACAGCTACTAAACATATACTAAATGCTAGTTTATATTTAACTATTAGAACATGTGAAAACATAGCTTGTAGAATAGCAGATACTTTAGAATTTGAATTAACTAATGAGGCTTTAAGATCCTCTATAAGTTCTTATAACACAGGCACACTAGAGGATATATTTAGTTTGCATTTATACGACTTTGGAATATTCTTAGAATTAGTTCCTGATGAAGAAGAAAAAGCTCAATTAGAACAAAACATACAAGTTGCTTTACAACAACAGAATATAACTCTAGAAGACGCTATAGATATTAGACAAATTCATAATTTAAAACTAGCTAATCAGTTAATAAAATTAAGAAGAAAACAAAAAGCTAAACAAGACCAAGCAGCTCAACAAGCTAATATACAAGCACAAGCTAATGCAAATGCTGAAGCTTCAGAAAGAGCAGCTATGGCCGAAGTTCAAAAACAGGAAGCGTTAGCGCAGACTCAAATGCAAATTGAGAAAGGTAAATCTGAATTTGATATACAAAAGCTTCAAGCAGAAGCTGAGATAAAAAGAGGTATCATGGAAGTTCAGTTTGGTTATGACATGCAGTTGGAGCAAGTCAAAACACAAGCTATGATTCAAAAAGAACAAGTAATTTCAGATAGAGAGACTAATAAAGAATCTGAAATTGAAGATAGAAAAGACAAAAGAGCTAAAATAGTTGGAACTCAACAGTCAGCTATGATCGGACAAAGACAAAATCAAGAAATGCCAATTGACTTTGAAGCCGACGAAAACAACCCCATTGAACTAGCACAATCGATGATGGGTTCTAGTTAATTATTATATTATATATTATGAACAAAGAAGAAGTAAAAAAAGAAGGTGATTTTAAAATTAAAAAGAAAGTTGCAAAATTAAAAAAATCAATAAACACTAATGAAGTAGTTAAATTAGATTTATCTAAAAAAGAAGAACCAAAGAAAGAAGAAGAAGTAAAAAAAGAAGAAATTGTTTTAAATGAAAAACCTGAAGAAAAAAAAATAGAAACAAAATCTGAAGAAAAAATTGATGAAAAACCTATAATGGAAGAAGTAATCAAAAGTGAGGAAAAGGTTAAAGAAGAAATTAAAGATCCTGTAAAAGAAATTGAACCAAAAGTAGATCTACCTGATAACGTGGAAAAACTAGTAAGTTTTATGAAAGACACAGGTGGTACTTTAGAAGATTACGTGAGACTTAATGCTGATTATAAAAACATAAATGAAGAAGCGTTACTTAATGAGTATTATAAAAAAACTAAACCACATTTAAATCAAGATGAAATATCTTTTATATTAGAAGATAGTTTTTATTTTGATGATGAGGTTGATGACGAGAGAACAGTTAAGAAAAAACAAGTTGCTCGTAAAGAAGAAATTGCCAAAGCCAGAAGTTTTTTAGAAGAAACGAAGAGTAAATATTACGACGAGATCAAGTTGAGACCGGGCGTTACTCAGGAACAAAAAAAAGCTACTGACTTTTTCAATAGATACAACGAAGAACAAGAAAAGAACAAAGCTGTTTCGGAAAAATTCCAAAAAAGAACTAGTGACTTATTTAATGATGAAGAATTTAAAGGTTTTAAATTTGACGTAGGAGAGAAAAGTTTTAGATATGGAGTTAATAACGAAAAAGTTGGCCAAGATCAGTCTAATCTAGATAATTTTTTGAGAAGGTTTCTTGATAAAGATGGACAAATATCTGATGTACAGGCATATCACAAAGCTCTTTATACTGCTAGTAATTCTGATACTATAGCTAAACACTTTTATGAACAGGGTGTTGCTGATGGTACTAAAGACTTGATATCTAAATCTAAAAATATAGACAACACTCCTAGACCTAGTTCTAATGGTGATATTTTTATAAATGGACTTAAAGTTAAAGCAATTACAGGTGGACTTGATAGTTCTAAGTTGAGAATACAAAAAAAAATAAAAAAATAAATAAAAACTAAAAAAAATGAGTTTTAATACAGGCGGGAGTTTTCCTGCATCAATAGTGCCTTCTCAAAAAAAGTTAGCTTTAGAGACTAATTACTTAGACTTTACAGGTGGACAAAACGATTTTGCACAACAATATCTACCAGAGCTTTATGAGCAAGAGGTAGAAAGATACGGAAACAGAACTTTAGGTGGTTTCTTGAGAATGGTAGGCGCTGAAATGCCTATGACATCTGATCAAGTAATTTGGTCTGAACAAAATAGATTACACGTAGCTTACGATGCTGTTACAAGTATCGCTCAAGGTGGTGGTGAAAATGGTTCTAGTAGAATTACTATTAACATGGCTAACACTGAGGCTACTAATCCAGCTATAAGAACTGGTCAAACTATATTAGTGTCTGATAATGCCACAGGTCTTATCACACAAAAAATGTTAGTTATAGGATCTACAATATCTGGAAATTCAGCTGGTACTGCTTACACTGGAAACGCTGCTGATATAGATGCTATTCCTTATGATAGTAATACTGTTAACACTACGTTAGCTGCTGGACCATGTAGCTTATTTGTTTATGGTTCTGATTTTGGAAAAGGTACTGAATCTATGAAAGGTGCTATTCAGCCAAACTTTACTCAATTTAGTAACAATCCTGTTATTCTTAAAGATCACTTTGAGATTAATGGTTCTGATACTGCACAAATTGGTTGGGTTGAAGTTGCTACTGAAGATGGAACATCTGGATACTTATGGTATTTAAAATCTGAGTCTGAAACAAGATTAAGATTTGATGACTACCTAGAGATGATGATGGTTGAATCTGAGAAAGCTGCTTATGATTTCAAGTACGATGGAACAGTTGCATCAACTGGTATTCAAGTTAATGGATCTGAAGGTTTATTTGCTGCTATCGAAGCAAGAGGTAATGTATACTCTGGTTTTTCTGGTGCTGCTGCTCCTGGATCTGGTGCGTTAGGTGATTTTGATACTATACTACAACAATTAGATAAGCAAGGTGCTATTGAAGAAAATATGTTATTCTTAAATAGATCAACTGCTCTTGATTTTGATGACATGATTGGCGCTATGGCTGGTAGTGGATTCGGTTCAACTGCTTCTGCTTCTTATGGTCTTTTTGACAATGAGTCTGAAATGGCGTTGAATTTTGGATTTTCAGGTTTTAGAAGAGGTTCTTATGACTTCTACAAGACTGACTGGAAATACTTAAATGATGCTTCTACTAGAGGTTTATCTAAAGCTATTGATGGTGTAATGATACCTGCTGGAACTACAACTGTGTATGACCAAATGATGGGTGTTAACATTAGACGTCCTTTCTTACATGTAAGATATAGAGCTTCTGAAACTGAAGATAGAAGGTACAAGTCTTGGATCACTGGATCTGTAGGTGGAGCTTATACTTCTGGATTAGATGCAATGTCTGTGCACTTTTTATCTGAAAGATGTTTAGTAACGCAAGCTGCAAATAATTTTGTATTGTTCAAAGCTGCGTAATTTTTATATAATGAGAGTGGCCTTTGTCACTCTCTTTATTAATCTTTTAAATAAAAAATTATGAGTTTTATAAAATTGCCATTAAATGGCACAAGTGTACAGAATCGTGCTGATTTTGTAGTGGTTAAAGCTGACGGCGTTTATGACGTTGAAGCAGCTGACAGTAATGGAACTTCAGCGACTGCTGGACCTATTATGCACATATACTATACTAATTCTGCTTCTACAGCGAATGAGTATTTGAGAATGACTATTACTTACTTGGCTGCAACTGATTCAAAACCAGTTCAACCTACGGATGTGCAAGCTCTTAGAGATCTAATAGCTAAAGCAAACCAAGAACCAGGAAGTGTACCTTTATTTGAATTAAGTGGAGCTAAATCATCAGCTACTCCTAATGATTTTAAAGTAGCAACTGCTGTTGGTGCTGTTGGTAGTAAAGGAGCTGTTTTAAAAGCTGCTTCATCTAAATAAATAAAAATAAAATTATGAGTAATTATATAAAAATACCATTATTAAGTAACCCAGCTAGAAGCTTTCTTTCATCTGCAATAGTTGTTGGTACTCAAGGCTCTACCCCTGGATATACAGGTGGTGGAACTAGAGTTGCTGGAACTACAGTTGCTTCTGGAGTTACAACAACTAGTGGAACGGGAACTGGGGCAGAATTTGGAGTGGTACTTACTGGTGGTACATTTTCACTTACGATAACCGCATCAAATACAGGTGAAGGATACAAAGTAGGTGATACTGTTACATTAACTGCAAAAGCTGCTGCTGCTGGAGTAACTAGTTTTTCTGAAGCTATAGTGTTTGCAATAACTTCAGCTATGTTAGTTTCAATTGAAGGAAACTCTGTTTCTGATAAATTTCAATTAATACCTACAGATGACATTGCTAGTGTTTCAAGAATTACCAATTCATCTGGTGCCTCATTTACTGCTGATCAAATTTTCGTATCTACAGTAAATACTACTGGCGACGCTACTAATGCTGTATCTGAAATAGCTGGATATACAATCCAATTTGACGATGCACCTACGGCTGCTAACGACATGATTGATTGTATTGCTACATTATCAGCCTCTATTGCAAAAGCTGAATCTGCCGTGAACTCACAACCAGAAGTTGTTTGGTTTGCTGGGTATGAAGTTCTATCCATTAGTTATGGTAAGAATCCTTCTGTTTAAAAACAAGAAATAACAAGGTCCTGCGAAAGCAGGATCTTTTTTAATTATTATATTATATTATATTATGGAAACAAAAACAAAAGCGAAAGCTAAAAATGAAAAAAAAGACGTATTTGCAAATTGGCAAATAAAAGATAGAAGATATGTACTTAAAGGAAATTTTGAACCTTTGACATATTCTATACCAGTTAGACATACATCTAAATACCCTCTACTTTGGTTTGACGAAAATGAAGGTTATAATAGGGAGTTAAGATACGCTACTAATCAAAAATCTGTGTTTGTAGACGAGCAGGAAGGTCCTGTAACGTTAAAACACGTTATTTTTCAAAAAGGATTTTTAGAAGTATCTAAACAAAACACTACATTACAAAAATTTTTAAGTTTACATCCCCAGGCTGGTAAAATGTTCTTTGAGCATGATCCTAGACAAATAGCTTCTGATGAAGTTGAGGATATAGAAATGGAAATTGAAGCTTTAAATTTAGCTCAAAACTTAGAAATAGATCATTTAGAAGCTATAATGAGAGTTGAAATGGGCAGTAATGTTAGTAATATAAGCAATAAAGAACTCAAAAGAGATGCTTTAATATTTGCTAAAAGAAATCCAAAATTATTTGCTGATTTAGCAACTGATCAAAATGTACAATTAAGAAATCTAGGTATTATTGCAGTTGAGAAAGGTATATTAACTTTATCTGGAGATAATAGAACTTTTTCTTGGAGCAGTAATAATAGAAAATTATTTAATGTTCCTTTTGATGAACACCCATATTCAGCTTTAGCCTCTTGGTTTAAAACTGACGAAGGACTTGAGGTTTTTAATTCTATAGAGAAAAAACTTAAATAACAAGTGATTATAATAAAGGTGGTTTAATCACCACCTTTTTTTTTAAAATATTAAAAATGGCAATAAGCGTAGATACCGTATATAAAACAGTCTTATTAATACTTAATAAAGAACAAAGAGGTTATATAACTCCAGAGGAGTTTAACAAAATGGCTGCTCAAGCTCAATTAGGTATATTTGAAAAATACTTTGAAGATTTAAATCAAGCTTTAAGAATGCCAGAAAATGATAGTGAATATGCTAATAGAGTTAAAACACTACAAGAAAAGATACAACAGTTTGAAGTAAACAATACTTTAACACAGGTGTTAAATTCTGGAGGTTATGACTCTGAAATTCATAGATTAGGAACTTTAACTTATACAGAAAACGACAGAGAACTTCAACAACTAACACAACACGATTACAATTTAATAAACAAGTCTAAATTAACAAAACCTACTTTAGATTTTCCAGTTTATATAGTTAGTAGCACTGGTACCGCGACACGAATAAACGTATACCCAACTATATCAAATGATAAAATTAATGCTTTCTATGTAAGAAAGCCATCTGACCCTCAATGGAATTATGTTGTTGGTAGTTTAGGAGAATTTAATTCTATAAATCCTCAGAATTTTCAAATAGACGACACAGATCAAACAGAATTAATACTAAGTATATTAATGTATGCTGGTGTAGTTATTAGAGACCAAAGCATTGTACAAGCTGCAGCTGGTCAAATAGCTCAAGAAAATGCAAATCAAAAAAGTTAAAAAATGGCAAATTCTCCTGATGGTGGTTTAATAGACCAAACTAACGCACAATATTATTCTGGTCAAGAAATATTTTTTGGTGATGGTACTAATAAAATTTTTACTAGCACTTTTAAAGTAGAGTTACAAGCTACTACATCTACTACTAATGCTAATTTTCAAATACAAATAACATCAAAGATTTCAGGAGCAGTTACTATAGAGGAAGACTATACTTTAATAAATAATATTATAACTTTTACTAACGCTCCCGCAGATGGAGATGAAATATTGCTGCAACTACAAGATCCTACCATATGGGAAGGAAGAGGTAATTACGAATACATTAAAATATCTGATATTATTGATAACTTTATGGTTGCTTACGTAGGTACAGACAAAGTTATACCTAGAATAAAAAGATCTGACGTAATATTCCATGCTAAAAGAGGATTACAAGAATTTAGTTACGATACATTGAGAAGTGTAAAATCTCAAGAATTATCGCTACCACCTAATCTTCAGCTTCCAATACCTCAAGACTATGTTAATTATACTAGGCTTTCATGGGTTGATAATAGTGGAGTTCAAAGAACTATATATCCAGCTAATCAATTGACTATGAATCCAGATGAATTAATACTTCAAGATAGTCGTGGTGACTACATACAAGATCAGTTTGGTGAAAATCAAGAAGCTTCACAATCTTTAACAGATAAACGTTGGAAACAAACTAACGACTCTAATATTAATGGTAAGCGATCTCAAGAAGTTATGAATAACTCTAATGTGTATAATTCAGCTTGGTGGAAACAAGCTTATGGTCAAAGATATGGATTAGATCCAGAATTATCGCAAAGTAATGGTTGGTTTACTATAAATGAAAGAGAAGGAACTTTCTCTTTTAGTAGTAATATATCTGGAATTATATTAATAGAGTATATATCTGATGGACTAGCTTATAATGCAGACACTAGAGTACCTAAAATGATAGAAGAAGCTATGTACATGCATATTGTGCACGCTGTTGTCTCTACTGCTAGGAACATGCCTGAATATGTTATAGGTAGATTTAAAAAAGAAAGAAGAGCAGCTTTAAGAAATGCAAAAATTAGATTACAAAATTTAAAACTTGATCAAATAGTTCAAGTGATGAGAGGTAAATCTAAATGGATTAAACATTAAATATGGCACAAGCTAAACACACTTTTATCGAGTCTAAAATGAATAAAGACTTAGACGATAGATTATTATCAGGAGGTCAATATAGAGATGCTATAAATGTAGCTGTAAGTAAATCTGAAGATTCTGATGTTGGTGCCTTAGAAAATGTATTAGGTAATACTAAAATATCAGATTTTTTTCCTTCGAATATTACACCTCCCGGTGGTTTAGAAATTATAGGTTGGTATATAAATGAAACAAATAATTTAATATATTTATTTTTAACTAACTATACAGATCTAAATAATCCTAATAGTTCTATTTTTTCACAAGAATATGCTACAAATAAACAACCTGCAGCCACAACCCCAGGTCCATTTGCATTTGACCCAGCATGTTATATAAATCAATACAATATAACTACTGGAGCTGCTAATATATTAGTTGAAGGAGCTTTTTTAAACTTTTCTACTACATATAGAATATCAGGCGTTAACTTGGTAGAAAATTTATTGTTCTGGACAGATAATAGAAATCAACCTAGAAAAATAAATGTTATTACAGCTTTAAACAACACAAATGCTAATCCTAGATATTACACTAGTGAAGATACTATTTCTGTTGCTAAATACGCTCCGTATCAACCTATGGATGTTAATAACGAAACAAAGTTTTCAGGAACTGTAACCGTCACTAACATACAAACAGGAACTGGAACTAACAGTTTTGAAGTGCAGTTATATAATGATATTGGCTCAGGACCAGGATTTTTGCCATTTAGTGGTGAAGAATTGCTCAACGCGGCTACTAGCTCAACACAACCTATGTATAGTAAAGTAGAAGTTGCTGGCGCTGACTTCAGTAACATACCTGATTTTTGTTGGTTTGCACTTACTAGACTAATAAACGGTAAGGATGTAGTGGGTGAATTGTATCAAATATATACAAAAGCTATAGACTCAACTGCTGGAACCACAGTAAATAATGCTTTTTATGTTTGGCCAAATATTGCTGCTGTTCAAGGAGATGAAAGTGGTATTATTTTTTATGAGTCAAATTTAATAGATACTACTAGTGAATATTTACCACCATCAGGTAGATTAAAGGTTACTCATACCTCCGCTACTGCTAAATCAGTATTGAAATATAATTGGTTCAGCCTCGGTGGTTCACCTGTTGCTACGCAATTAGAATGGCTTTCAGGTGGTGATCCTAATAAATCAACAGGCGCTGGATTAAACAACGCTGTCTCTAATGGTCTTCCTTTAACTTACTTTGCGCCAATAATTCCATTTTCAACATTTAACTCCCCTGGTCAGCCAGTTGCAGATAATTTTGCAAGAACAAGAGGCATAGTTGTTCCTGGAGCTAGCACAACCGACAACTGGAAACCTGTTAAAATAACTAGTAACACGTTAAATGTTAGTGATGCTAGAGCTGTTTTTGGTGTTGATATTACAGATACAAGTAATAAAGGAATACAAACATATTTTGGAATACCAGCTGTTAACAATATTAATGATGCAACTGGAACTAACGTAGTTAGTGCTGGACCAGGTATATGGAATTTTGCTTTAAATAAAGATATTACATTAAGTCAAGGTGATCATTTCTTTGATTTTCATTTACCTAATCCTTACTATCAAGCTAAATTTCCCGGTGACAAAAGTAATTTAAAAGACAAATTTGTTAGATTTGCTTATAGATTTAAATATGACGATGGTGAATATTCTATAGTATCTCCTTTTACTCAAGCATGTTTTGTACCTGAGCAAGATGGGTACTTTATAAAAGAAGGTCCTGTTTACAATGCTGGTAAGCCATCTGTGTTAACTGACCAACTAACCCAAGCTGGAGAAGATACTATTGTTGAATGGTTTGAAAATAAAACTACAGAAATAAAGTTAGATATACCATTAGAATATTCTGTCAAAGATATGCAAGAAAAGCTTAAAGTTGTAGAAGTAGATATATTATATAAAGAATCTGATGCTTTAATTTTAAAACTAGTAGAAACTATTGACTTTACTAATTCTAATTCTAGTATACCTAGTAATAGTACTAAAATATTTACATACACTTATCAATCAGCTAAACCTTTTAAGAATCTACCTGAAGATGTTATAACTAGAACTTCTGACAAGGTTCCTTTAAGAGCATTGGCACAGGAAAGTTCTGGTAATAGAGTAATATATGGAAATTTTATAGATAAGCATACTTCTCCAATATCTTTAAATTATAAAGTTGGAGTAAGTAATAAATTTCAACCTAACGTTTCTGGTCAATCAGGTGATTGGGTGCCTTATCCTAACCACACATTAAAACAAAACAGAACTTATCAAGTTGGAGTTGTTTTGGTTGACAGGTACGGTAGACAGAGTGATGTTATATTAAGTCCACCTCAAATTGAAACAGAAACTATAGGCACAACTACATACGGTGACTCAACTATTTATTCTCCATACAAAGATTCTGATTTTATAAATGTTGATTTTTTAGATTGGAGAGGTGATAGTATAAAAATGCTTTGGAACACTGGAATACCTTTATCTTTAAATGACAGAGAGGGTTATCCTGGATTATATAATGGCGATATAACTAATGCTAATTATAATCCTTTAGGTTTTTATGCTTACAGAATAGTAGTTAAACAAAAACAACAAGACTACTACAATGTTTATTTACCAAGCCTATTATTTGGACAGCCTCGTAAAGCAGATGTATCTATTGACTGGGGTGATGGTGTTGGTGGTGGTAATGCTTTTGCACCAGGAGAAACCGTTATAGATGAATTAAAAGATACTGAAGGTATTGAAATAGGCATGAGTTTCACATTAGATACTATACCTGCAACAGGTGGAAATTCTCAAGACTTTACTATTGTTAAAATAATAAGTCGTACACAAATACAAGTAACGCCAGCTTCTCAATACACTTTTAAAGGTAATTTTAACGGCGTACCAGCAAACGAGGTTAATAATCCTATAGTTTTTAGATATGCTAGCGGTTTTGGTAATGGTGCTTATTTACCGGAGTCTATGACTACTACTTTGCTTACGGACAACATTAATAAGGTTCCACCGGATTTAACAGATGTTAGGCCTAATCAAGTAATGTATAGAACTTCAGATTTAGAAATAATACCAAGAATTGCTAGATCTTTTGTTAATGAGCTCAATATTAAATATAATCTTAATGCTTCTGAATTAAAGTTAAATTATTCATCACAAATTTTTCCTGGTTTTAAAACAGATATTGTTTCTATATTAGGAAATTGGAATGATATAATAGGTGAAGATAATAGCACTCTAACTGGTTTGTACGAGTATGATAAAAATCCTGTAGTTTCTATATTTAGTAATACATTTCAAATAGGTAGCACTACAAGCGAAAGGCAATACGCGTCTGTTTTAGAAACAGCTCCTATAGTTTCTGAATTAGACATATTTTGGGAAACAAGTACTAGTGGTTTAATATCTGAATTAAACGAACTTGTTGACGATGGTGATTCGCCTGTTAGCCTAGCTATAGAGTCTAACTTTGATCAAAATGAAAATACTGATTTTACTACACCTTCACAGGTACTTAAAATTAATTTTACTGACCAAAACGGAGCTATTATATCTAATTTAGCTAGTGTTAGTATTTTTAGTGTGTTTGATGGTAACGGTCTTAATAGAACATCAGAATATGAAATGGGAACTCAATCAGGCAATGATTACCCTATAAAAGGTAAAGCTAATATTGTTTTTAAAAATGATCAATTATCTAATAATAGGATTTTTACTTTTACTGTTGTTTTTGGAAATCCAGCAACAAGTACAACGTTTCAATCACAAACGTTTTCTATATCTAATGCTAGCCCAGTTTTGTCTCAAGACACAGGTTCTATTCCGTTTTTGCCTCCAACAGCTGTAATTCCAGGTTTTGTTGGGATACCAGATGTAACTTTAGACATTGGTCCTTTAACTGGTAGTGGTAGCGGTGGTTTATATAATAACGGAAGCATTCACCCTATACCACTAGGAGTTGGTGCACAATACGTCGTAACAGCAACCAATGGTTCTGCTATACTTACATTTCCAAGCGAAGGAGATGATCAATACGACGAGGTAGTATCAATAGAACAAATAGGAAATTAAAATGGCACAACAGATAGTTCAACCAGCATATTTATTCTGTAGAACAGCAGATAGCATTTCAGCACCTTTAGTAAGTAGCACCTATCCTGATGGTGGTTTTATATTAGGCTATGTTCCACCTTCAACATTAGGTCCACCAGCGGTTCCGCAAGGTTTTAGACCTGGTTATTGGACTTTAAATTTTAAATACATAAGTGCTGTTTGGGGAGGTCCTGCTACCGGTGTTGGTTCGCCAATCTGGCCCATAACCGTTTTCTTAGATTGGCAACTTACAGATTGTAACAATGTTAGCTCTAACAGAAAATCAAGTAGAGTTGGTTCTTCGGTTATTGGTCAAACATTGATAAAAGTAGAATTAAAAGACTTTAGCGCGCCATTGTTAGTAGATGTACAAGGGCAGTTTGCTTTTGGAAGTAGCAGTTTTAACACAAGTACATTGGCTTATAATAATCCACCCAGTGTTACAGTACCCAGCTCAGGTATTTCAACAGGTAGTCTTTTGGCTTTAGCAGGTAAAAATTAATAATATAAAATATAATTTATGTCAGCGTCAGCAACAAATTGTGCAAATTACAAAGTATCACCTATATTAAACACTTCAGCTCCAGCTGGAAGTTTTGGAACTAACAAATATTTAATTCCTTTTCAAATATACACATTTAACAATAATGGAGCAGGAAATTTACCAGCAATCAATGGTTCTAATGGTGGAAGTCCAGTGTCTACAAGTCAAGATAGTCTTATTGGTAGTATAAACAATTTCACATTATCATCATCATCATTTGCTGGTAATTATCTTTACACATTAGATAGTAGTGATTCAAGGTGGAGTTGGATTAGTTCAATGCTTGTGATGTGGATAGCGAACGATGCTGCGAACGATGAAGAAGACTGGAGGATAGTAATAAACGCCGAAGAAAATTTTAATAGCCCAGAAGTTTCCGGGGGAGGACGTGGAGTTACTATTCTTTTTAGATTTGGTAATGGTACTGAATATGGAACTGTTTTTCCATTATACGTTAGTCAAGGTCAAAAAAATTCAGACCCAGTAAAAAGCACAAATTGTACTCCATCTTGGCAGAATTAAATAAATAAATATGGCAGCTATATTAGAAATAAGTTATTATAATTCCTTTTGGTTAAAAAGAGTACAAACAGGTCCTAGTAAAGTGGCTGTAGAATCTCCAGATGGAAAAGATGAATACTATGATAATGTTAATTCTTCGTTAACTTGGCCAGGTCCATCTTACTACGGTGATGCTATTAAAAACCCTCTTGACACAACGCAAATAAAAGCCAATGTTTTTGTTGAAGAAAGTAGAATAAGAGGTGGTTATAATAATTTACAAACTGATTATGGTGCTAGAGCTTATTTAAATGAAGATAATCCAATACAGAAACATAGACCTAACGCTTTAATATACTCAGGGTTAGTAAATTCTTTAACTGGCTTTAATGAAACAAATGTTTTCTCTACTGCTGATAGTATAACTAAAGCTGTTGATCCAGCTAATGGAAGTATACAAAAATTATATGCTGAAGATACTAATTTAATTCTTTTTCAAGAAAATAAAATTTCAAGAGCTTTAATAGACAAAGATGCAATATTTTCTGCTGAAGGTGGTGGTACTATAACTTCTACAAATTTAGTAATAGGACAAATAGTTCCTTATGTTGGAGATTATGGTATTAGTTTAAACCCAGAAAGCTTTGCTGTTTATGGATATAGAAAATACTTTACAGATAAGTTTAGAAACTCAGTAATGAGGTTATCAAGAGATGGTTTAACAGAAATATCTCAAAACGGTATGAATGATTATTTTAGAGACAATTTGCCTTTAATAAATGACAACTATACTCTTCAACCTGGAGTAAGTAATTTTGTGTCAAACGTCGCTGCGTCTACATTGATTTTAACAACTCCATCTACAGTTTCAGTAGGTGGTAAAATGCAAATAGGTAGTGATAATTCTGGATGGACTGACGCTGTTGATAGCGACGGTAATAATATTTTTGTAACAAAAATTAATACATCAATTAATAATCAAATAATAGTATACTTAACTTCTAATCCAACAGTTGCTATTGTACCACCTGCAATTGACGTAAGATTTTTAAGTTATACAAAAGGTTTTATAATAGGTGGTTGGGATATACACACTGATCAATACCATCTTTCATTACAACAACAGCCATCTTTTTATTCTACTTCTGAAAATAGTTACTCAACTTTAGCGTGGGATGAAACTGTTAATGGCTGGACTAGTTTCTTTACTTATAAACCCACTATTATGGGTAGTTTAAAAGATAAGTTTTATTCTACTACATACAGCGGTTTATTTCAGCATAATTTTCAAGGAACTTCTAATAATAGAAATACTTTTTATGGTGTATCTACACAACCTCAAGTGACTTTTGTTTTTAATCCACAACCTGATTTAAGTAAAAACTTCTTAACTGTTGGATATGAAGGTAGCGCTGGTTGGAAACTTACTAGTTTTATTTCTGATCAACAAGAACCTCAAGTAACTCCTTATATAGACGCTGATGGAGATGGTAATTTTGAGCCTAATTTTGGCGCCAACACTTGGTTAGCTAACGTTGATGAAACTTCTTCTATTTTTAGCGTTTATGAAGGGAGATATGAAATTAATAATACATCTAACACTGGCAGTAAAGCAGTTTCGCCTCCGTATGGTTATGCTGGTTTCGTTGTTAAAGAAAATCTTTATGTAGCTAATTTAATAAATAAATCAACGCCAAGAGCTGGAGAAGTTATATTTAACACTAATGCTTCTACTGGTTATCCTATGAGTGGTATAAAAGCAAACTATGTTACGGCAACTATGACAACTGATACAATAACTGATTTAAATGGTGCTAAAGAATTATTTGCAGTTTCTACTAATTTTAGTAAATCTGGTTTTTAAACCTGTAATTGTCTATATATAGACAATTAAATTAAATAAATGGAATTAAAAGCAAGGAAGTTAGTAGATAAAGATTACGATATTTTAACTACTTGGTGGAATAAGTGGCCTGGTTGGTCAGCGCCATCTAAAGATTTTTTACCAAACAATGGTACGGGCGGTTTAATGATAGAAAAAAACAATACACCTATAGTAGCTGGATTTATGTATATGACTAATTCTAAAGCATTATTATTAGAATGGATAGTATCTAATCCAGATTACAAAGAAGATGACAGAGGGGACGCGATAGAGCTTCTTATAACAGCAGCTGAAATTATATCTAAAGACTTAGGTTATAAATACATGTTTACTATAGGTAGAAATAGCAAGTTAATAGATACACACAAGAAATTAGGGTGGAAAGTAGATGATAAGCCCTCACATGAAATAGTAAAAATTATAAATTAATAAATTATGGCAGCAGTTACAGCATCTTTAATAGTAGCAGGCGTAGGCTTAGCAGGTCAAATGGTTGGAAACGGTATAGCAGCCAAAAGAGCTAAAGACGCAGAAGGTAGATATTTAGAACAAGCAGAAATGTATGCTGGTGAATTAAAAGAAGCAAGAGCTAATAGACCTGAGATAACAAACCCATATGGGGAGGTAACAAACGCTTTTGAAAATATACAAAATCCATTTGCTGGAATGACTAATACTTTTGCTAATTTAGGCGTTGCAACACAAGCAGCAGAATTTCAAGCAGAACAAGCTGATATAGCGCTAGCCAATAGTTTAGATACTATGATGAAAACTGGTATGGGATCAGGTGGTGCTACAGCTTTAGCTCAAGCAGCTCTTCAATCTAAAAAAGGAATATCAGCAGATATACAACAACAAGAATCTCAAAACCAAAAATTATCAGCAAAAGGAGCCATGGATGTGGCTACTATGAAAGCTGAAGGACAACAAAGAGCAGATCAATTAAAAGGTGAAGGCGCTATGAAAGCAGCTGAACTACAAGGTAGAGGTGCTGAATTTGAAATGACTCAGTTAGAAAATAGATCTATAGCGGATATGGGTTTTGCAGCTGGAATGATGCAGAATAATCAACAAAATGCAGCAGACGCAAACGCTGCTAGAAGTCAAGCTTTTGTAGATATGGGTGCAGCTTTTGGATCTACACTAGGCTCAGTAGCTAGCTTTGGTCTTAAGCAAGGGTAATAAATAAAATCAATAAGCAAGATATGGCAAACAACGCATATAGCAATCCACAGAGAATAGTAAACAGAGAATTTGACGTATTTGCTAAGGCAAATCAACAGATGAACGCTCAAAGAGAAAGAACTTTTGAAAACATTAGAAGACAAATGGCTGCTCATAGAAAAAACCAGCAAATTGTATACGAAAGAGGATTAAGAGATAAAAATAATTTCTCTGATAGAATATCTAATTTTAGCAGTGGAGATGATAAATTCAATGTTAACATAAGGAACTTTTGGAATTCTCAAGTTGATGAATATTTTAAAATAAAGAACGGTATTGCTAGCGGTGATATTGACTCTACTAGAGGCAAACAAGCTTTAGATACTATAAACAAACAAGTCAACACATACAAAATGGTAGCGCCTGAGATATTGATGCTAGCTAAGGACTTAAAAGAAAAACAAAATATCAAACCTGGCATGCCTGGAGCTATAAGTTCTACTACAAATTCAGAAATGCAAGAAGTTTTATTAAGCATAGCTGATGGAGGTGATACTAATATAATATCTAGAGATGGTAAATTATTTTTATTTAACCCTAAAAACAACACAGAAAACGCTGCTAATATAAACATAGAAGAGTTACTTAAAATGCAAGCTAATGGAAATGTTATAAAAACTATTCCTGATAACAGTGAATTTGATACTAAAATTGTTGATAATTATCTACATCCAGAAAACTTAAAATCACCATATGTAACATATGAGTACGAACCTACGCCTGGTGATATAGAAAATCAAGATATATATAGATATATAACTCCAGATAAAATAAATTTATTAAAAAGTAGTATGAATAAAAGCAACGCGTTTAGCAAGGTTGTTGAAGATAATGAATCAATGTCTATATTATGGGCTGACGTATATAATGATTATGAAGGAATAGATATAAACATGAAAGATACAGAGTGGGGAGTTTTTCCATCAACTTTCAGTCTTGAACAAGGCGAATCATTTTTAAAACTCCAAAAAGAAGAAGCTAGAAAATTAATGATAAAAAAATCTGTAGATGATAGAATTAAAAATTTAAATTTAACAGAAAGAAAATATTTAAAAACAGAACAAAAACCTAAAAATCAAAGAACACCTTATACTAATCAAACATTAGAATCCAGAAAAGATGACATAGGTAATATAATTAAAGCTTCTAGTGCTATAAAAACAGATCAAGAGTTTTTAACTCAATTAAATAAATTAGAGGGAAAAGAAATTTACGAAATGAAAAATGGTAAGATAGTAGATAAAAGTGGAGATGCTTTAATTTACGATTTTACAGATCCTAAAAGCTTAAGCTTCCTATTGGGAGAAGCAGCAGGTATAGAAAAACGTGTTATGGCAGTTGCACTGCTACCTAAATCTAAATAAATATAATTATATGAATAAATATCTTTATAATGATATAGAGTTTACGGAAGACGAAATAGGTCTTGCAGCGGAAAATGAAGAATTGTCTGTAAGTGAATACTTAAAGCAGAATAATGACATATCTTTATTGGATAAAACTGTTATAGAACCTGAAGATGGTGATCCTGAGAAAGATAAAAAGGTTAATGTAGCTACAGTAACACCTGATAAATATCCCAGTAGTATATATATAGATCAATTAAGAGGTAAAAATGTTAATGAACCTATTTTAAGTGATGATGATTTAAATCAAAAACCTGTAGTAACTGACGGTACTAACATAGATTTACCTGTAATAGAAGAAGAGGAAGAATTAGAAAAAGTAGAATTACCAGAAGAAAAACCAGAGATAGAAGACAGGTTTAATGTGAAGAATTTAAGAATAAGAGCTAAAACAAAAAGAACTTTAAAAGAATCAGACTACTATGTACGATCTAAAGTAGTAAAAGAGAGGATGGGTAAAGTTGATGAGTTTTCAGATATTGGACTAGTGCCAAGCGAAGATTTTAAAGGCGCTGATAAGAGATTTGATGGTGAGTCTACTATTGGTCAATTTATAACTAAAAAAGAAGATGGAGTTACAAAGTATTATAAAATAGAAGACATAGTAAATGGTGATGATTTTAATTTAATTAAAAAACTAGCTGAAGTAAATTATGATATTCAAAAATTCGTAAAAACTTTAGGTGATGGTTATGGTTATTATACTAATGAAGTAGAAAAAGATTATGACGTTGGTATTTTAAAAGATTTTACTGTTACTGTTGAAGGAGGTTCTAATGCTTGGCAAAACTCTACTTTAAATAACTTAACTGTAAACACAGCAGAAAGTTATTTAGATGGTGTTTTAGGTGAAAACTTATTTAAAAACACAGAAGATGAAGCATCAGTAACTTTAGATTTACTATTACCTAAAGATTTTAAAGTTAAACCTCTTGAAGGTGTTTCTGGTTTTTTAAGAGACAAGGTAGAAGTTATGGCCCCTAATGGCAAAATTGAAGTATTTCAATTTGATCTAAGCCCAACTAAAGAGAAAGAAGAAATATTAAGAGAAAAAAATAGACTAAAGAAGTTTGTTTTAGACAACTGGGATAGTGAACAATGGGGCGCTTTAAAAGACAAGGCTGACAAGATAAAGATGTCAAGTAAAATTCTTTTATCAACACCAGTTGACAAAGGTGGAGTTGGCATAAGTGAAAAACAACAAGTTAGATTAGATAAAAAATTTAATTATGAAAAAGTTGCTAAAAGCATAGTAGCGGGAGATGTGTCTAGAGTTGAAGCTGCTCAACTAGGTGTAGAGAGATTTCAAATGGTTATAAAGAAGGTTAATGAAGATGCTAAAACTGCTAAGCAAGCTTATAAATTAATAAATTTAGAAAGAAAAAGTAGCGGTTTACCACCTCTTGCTTTTACTATAGACGAATTACTAAATAAAAACAATGAGTACGTTGTTGATTCTAAAGATCCTCTTCAACAAGACTTTAGAACATTAGTTGATAAAACTAGAGATCTTTTAATGGGCGATGCTGAAAGAGCTGTAACAGAAGATAATGTAGAGAAATGGGCAGAAAAAGATGGTGGTGCTTTTTTTGGAACTGGTGAAAATAAAGCTAGGAACTTAGGTTTTGGTATAGCTAGTTCTATTATAATGGATAGAGAAAGTAAATTTTTACTAGAGCAAGCTCAAGCCAGTGTTGATGTTTTTGTTGCTAAATCTGAAACAGCAAAAAATAGACTTGATCTATTTCATGAAAGAAAAAACGTAGATAATTTTTTTAGAGATAATTCTTTTTCAAATTACAACTACGCTAGTACAGAAGCTGGAAGATTAAGCCAGTTATCTAGTATTTCAATAATGCCAAAAGTTGATGAAAATGGAAATATTTTTGAAGATGTTTACTTAAAAGTAAACGGTCAAAAAAATGATAAAGGACAAGATTTAGTTTATACTATAAAAGCTGGAGAAAATTTATATGAGTATATTGATAAAGATTTAGTTTTAAAAGAAAATGGACAAGCCGTTGCTTTTATGCCTATTAGTACTATAAATAATTATAATAATTTAAAAACACAAAAGTTTTTATCGGAGAAAATGGTGCAAGTCCAAATATCTAAATTTTCTTCTTACATAGAGGATATACCTAGTTTTAAAGATCAAATTGATGTTTGGAGTAAAAATTATAATGAGTTTGAAAGAGCTAGTGTAAATTTAGGTATATCTGGTTTAAACTTAGCTAAAGATTTAACTATGGGTGCTGCTGCACTCACTATGTATGTTAATCCTATGTTTTGGGCAATGAAGTATATGGATATAGATGCTTTTGAAGTTTTAGCTCACGGTAATGTTCAAATGCAAAAATGGCTAGATACGGAAAAAAGTGAATATAACTTTTCTACTTCTACTTTTGAAGAAGGTAATTTTAATAGTTGGGAAGGTTTGGCAGCGTATTTTGAGTGGGGTACAGATATGTTTACAGATACAGCACCAATAATGGCTGTAATGATATTGTCAGGTGGTAGTAGTTCTTATGCTGCAGCTATTTCTTCTGGTATAGCTGGCTTGTCAGGCGTTGGATCTAAACAAACTGAAATAGATTTAAAAAATGATGATATTAAAAACCAGATAAAAGCTTTAAAAAATTCTAATTTTTCTGATGAAACTAAGAAAACTAAGATAGATGAGTTAAATAATCAAATAATAGCTCCTGGAGGCTTAGAATACATGTCTAGATTATCTTTTGCTGGAGCTAATGAATTTGTTTTTGCGTATTTAACAACAGGCCAATATGCTGCTAAGTTTAATAAGATTATACGTAATCAAGGTGGTAATGCTGCATTAGAACCTTTGTTTACTTCATGGGGACAAAAGTTAAAAGCCGGTGGAAAAAGCTGGTTAAAAGAAAGTAATACTGAAGGATTAGGTGAAATTGGTGTAACGTTTTTTGATAACTTAGTAGAACAACGACCATTATCAACGGGGCTTGTAGAAGCCTATGCTGGTGGTTTTGCCTTAACAGGTATATTAGATGGTGCTGGAAAAGCTTTTAGTAGTTCGTCTACTATTAATTTTTCTAGCAATAAAGAGGTTAAGCTAATTAAAGGTACTAATGATATTTTAGTTGAGAAACATAAAATACTTGACGATTTAAATTTACAAATAAAAGAAGCCCAATCTATAGAGCAAGGGCCATTAAAAAAACCAGAAAATATACTTAATTTAAACAACTTAGTAAAAAAGAAAATAGAGATAGAAGGACAGGTTGAAGTTTTAAATGGTGAAATGAAAGAACACCACGACAACTTAATGAAAAAAGTTACCGATGATGGCATGAGAAACAAGGCAGCTTCTTTATATGTTAAAAACCAAGAACATTTAGCTAAGCTTAGGACTGAAGCTTTAAATTTAGCTGCTGATCCAGGTGCCGCTACTCCTGGCAATGACGCTTTTGTAAGGTTGCAGCAAGTAAATTCTCAATACAAAAAAATGCAAAGCATTAATCAAAGCTTTTTAGACGGGGAAGTTTTTGCTCATGAGTGGTTTGTACAAAAAAGTAATTCTGTATTTGACAATGAATCTTTGAAAGTAGTAAATGAGATAGAGGCAGAAGCTGTTACTAATATACAAGAAAGAGTTAACAATCCTAATTACAAGCCAGATCAATCTGAGATAAATACTGAAGCTGTTAAAATAATAGACGAAAAGACTTATGACAGTAACAACGCTAAAGCTGAGGTTATAGCAGATCAAGGTGGATGGGGTTATACAAATTCAGATACTAAAGTAGATGCTGTTAAAGACATAGAAGCAGCTTATAATGAAGCTATAGAAAGTTTAAGTGATGTAGAGGCTAATGAAACTATTGAGGCTAAAACTGAAGATGGCGGAACAGTTGAAATTACTAAAAAGCAAGATTTAGAAATACAAAGAGATGCTGCTATAGAAGGCGTGAAAAGTGGAGAGGTTAATGGATTTTTTGCTGAAGATCTAAACATGCAGTTTAATATAAAAGAAAACGCTGTTAACAATCAGAAACCAGGCGTTCCGTTACACGAGGGAGGTCATGGAGCTACTAAAAAGCTAATACAAGGTGATCCTGAATCATTTAACGAGTCTGGCAAGATATTAGTAGAATTCTTAAGAACAGAACAAGCAGATGTTTTTAATAAGATGATTTTAGAAGGTACCGATGGCTTAAGGAATTCTGATGGTACTTTTGACTTTGAGGAAGTATTCTCTTCTTTTGTAGAGGAAGTAGCAGCAGGTAATGTTGATTTACAAAACTACAAAGATTTCACAGCTTTCTTTGCTATGAAATTAAACCAAGGTTTAATGAAAGCTAGTGATGGAGAGTTTAGAGTAGATTTTAAAGGTACAAATGATATAAATAACTTTTTTGTTAAACTTGGTGAAGAAATAGGATTAGGTAAAATAAGTTCTGAAACTTTAGCCGAACTAGAAGCAAGATCAGAAACTAACGAAACAGAAGTAATAGATATTAATAGAGGTCAAGAGCCTCAATCTTCTAAAATAGCAGCTTCTAAAACTAAACTTTCAAAAACTTCAAAAACAAAAGCAGACTTAATAGTAGAAAATAAAAAGCTTCTAAAAGAAAAGCCTAAGGGTTTTATGGATAGAATAAAAATTAATGCTAAAAAAATAAAAGACTTAATAAGTAATAGTAATAGTGCACCATCTAGTACTTTAGCTAGAAAAGATGATCAATCTATTTCTAATATAGCTAAAAAAACTAAGAAATCTATAAATGAAAAGTTTGATAAAATAAAAGAAAAATGGCCTAATTTTAAAGAAGGTTTAAGGAAGAAAAATACTCAAGCTGATGCATTTTTTCCTAAAATAGAATCAGACCTAGATGGCATGATAAGGGCCAAAGCTAAGAATTTTGTTACTCAAGATAAAAATGTAGTTGATCTAACTAAAAATCTAGACATAGAAGAACTTGTTCAAGCTGTTAAGGTTAAGCTCTTGCCTGATCTAAGAGGGTTTGATAAAACTAATGATAGTTTATATGGTTATATAAATAGTAGGCTAGGAAATAGAATAGGAGACGTGTTAAAAACAGGAGAAGTATTTAACGATTTTAGTTCTAAAGATATAGACAACTTAGGTAGTTCTGATATTACTGAAATTAGTAAAACTAATCAAACTTCTGTTGAACAAGTTGCTGACGTAAACTTAAGAGAATCATTAAATATAGAAAGAGATTCACCATTAGGAGAATATATACTAGAAACAACAGAGAAAGTTTTAGGAACTCCAATGCCTGATTTTGTGTATACTAGAAAAAATAGATCTGGTAAAAGAACTGAAATAACATTAGCTGACGTTAAAAAAGTTTTAAAAACAAACCCAACAGGTGAAATAAAGAGGCAAGCCGATAGAGACTTAGCTGGTATATATAAAGAATTTAATAATAATTTAGAATCTAGACTATCAGAAGAATTGAGAGTAGCGTTCATGGAGACATTTGGAGAAAGAGGAGATTATGTTAATTGGTTAAACCAAAACTCAGATGCTATATCTGATTTAAGTATTAATAAATTAGTGGCTTTTGAAAGACTAGTTAAAGGTGATAAAATATTTACAGAAGTTATTAAAGAAAACTTATCAACTACTGAAGTTGAAAAATTTCAAGGTACTGGATTGTTAATATCAGGAACAACTAACCAAGGCCCTACATTGTATAAAAAGCTATATCCAGACCCAGCTGCTGTTAAAAGTTTCTTTGATATAAAAGGTTCTAAAAAAGGTACTAGAAAAGATTCTTTAGCTGATAAGTTGTCAGGTGAACTAGCTTTAAATGCTGTTATGGAAGTTTCTGGCAATCCTGATGTATTAAGCAAGTTTGAATTAGGTTTAGATAGTTCTGGCACAGGCGAAGTTATTGTAGACGCTTACTTAGAAGACGTTAGCAAAGCTATAGGTCGAGGTGTTAATCTTAAATTTTCAAAAGGTTTTTTAGCTTCTAATGCTGATCTTGAATTAAAAAACGATTTTTTAAACAAAAGAAAACAATTTTTTACAAATCTAAAATCTAGAGGATTTACAGATGAAAATGTTGATTTAGCTTGGCAAGAAACTTTTGGTGATACTAAATTTAATTCAACTTCACCCAAGAAAGACTGGGCTAAAGATATTAAAAAAGCTATAAAAGGACTTTCAAAAAACATAGTAAGAGTCGATAATATATTAGGTGACCCAGAAAAATCATTAATTATTGCATCTATAATAGACGAAGAAGTTGATCTTAATGATACTGAAAGAGCTGAATTAATTTTTAAAGCTAGAAAAGAGATTTTAACAACTAAGAAAAATCAAGACTTTGACGAAATAGTAAGAGAACTAGCTAGAAATCTAGGATTAACAGCTGGTTATGCTGCCGAGCAACTAGTTTACGATGTAACAGATAGAGGTATTAATAAGTGGCAAAAAAATAACGGAAAAGAATCAGCATTACAAATAATAGGTGTTGGTCCTTCTGAAATAGGTGGAGCTGCGGATATGGAAGCCACTATAGGTGGGAACGCTTTTAATGTTGAGCTTAAATTAAATAACGCTAGATTTGGAAGTGTTGGAGTTATAATAACCACAGACGCCAACGGAAAAGTAAACTTCAATCTAACTAAAGAACTTAGCTTTAATAAGGATCTATTAAATATGCTTGAGTCTGCTAGATCTGATATACAAAATTGGGTTGATAAAGCAAATGAGGTTGGTAAAGAAATGTATGCTGAAAAATGGGTAACATATAAAATAGGAGAAGTATTAGACAAGAGAGTGTTAGATGTTTTGCAGTCAGAAGGTTTTCAAAGAAAAATTCAAAGAAAAACCGTGCTTTCAGCTGATAGCGTAGGGGAAGGTTATTCTAGTAAATCTAATGGCACTGCATATATGAATATAGCTAAACAAGGAGGCTTTGCTGGAGAAAAAGCTGGTGGTTTATTTAAATTAAGAAACACTATAGATTCTTCATTAGAAGATCCTTCTAACTTAGGCAACGCTGTTCCTTTTTTAGATGGCGAAGCTACTTGGAGTTTAGCTATTGCTAAAACATCGAACGAATCTATTACGGGACCAACAAACTATAAAAAAGCTGGTGTTGAATTAATTGATGGAAAATTACCTGGAAGTTCTGGTTTTGCTAATATAGGTTTAAGAATACAAGTTACTAAACTTTCTGGTTTGCCTGATTCTAAAATTGATATGTTTCAAGAACAAGGAATAATTGATTTACAAAACGTTGTAAATAGTAATGACTTAGATGTTAAGAAAGGTGAAGCTTCAAAAGAAAATATAAAAACAAACTCTAAAAGTAAAGTTGTTCCTAATATAAAAGCTAGTAAAACAACTAATCCGGAAGTAATAAGACAAGCTGAAATCTTAGACAGAGCTTTGAATTTAGCTCGTGATCCTAATGCTCCAATTAAAAAAATTAGAGTTTTTGACTTTGATGACACTTTAGCTAGAACAAATAGTAATGTATTATACACCATGCCAGATGGCAAAACTGGATCTTTAACAGCAGAAGAATTTGCAAGAGACGGAGACAAGATGACAAACGAAGGTGTTGAGTGGGATTTTTCTGAGTTTAATCAAGTAATAGATGGTAAACCTGGGCCTTTGTTAGAAGTAGCAAAAATGATGGATCAATCTGAAGGAGGTAGAGATTTATTTGTTTTAACAGCCAGGCCTCAAGCTGCTGCTGCTGCTATTAAAACTTTTTTAGATGAAAATGGATTAAATATACCTATAGAAAACATAACTGGTTTAGCTGATAGTTCTCCACTGGGCAAATCCAGTTGGATAATAGATAAAGCAGCTGAAGGATATAACGATTTTTATTTTGCAGATGATGCAATGAAAAACGTAGATGCTGTAGATGTCGCTTTAAGCGTGGTAGATGTAAAATCTAAAACTCAACAAGCTAAAATAAAATTTAGTAATAGCGTTGGAGAAGTAATGAATGATATACTTTTTGATGCTACTGGCATAGAAACATATAAAGAATATTCTTCAATGAGAGCTAAAGCGAAAGGTAGAACAAGAAACTCTTGGTCTTTAATACCACCGTCAGCTCAAGATTTTGGTGGTTTGCTTTATAAAATGTTAGCCAAAGGAGAAAAAGGTGAGGCTCAATGGTCGTGGATGCAAGATAATCTAATAAAACCTTTTGGTAGAGCTATGAACGATTTATCAATAGCTCAAAACCAGTTGATGAGTGACTTTAGATCATTAAAATCTAGTTTAAAAGGTATTCCTAATAATTTAAAGAAGAAAGCTTTTGGTGGTTTTACATATGAAGACGTAACTAGAATAGCAGCTTGGAACAAACAAGGTATTAACATTGAAGGATTATCTGATAGAGATTTAAATCAAATAAAAGATTTTGTAGAAGACAATATGGAATTAAATTTATTTGTTGATCAATTAATAGAACTAGGTAAAGAAGATGGTTATCATTACCCAGGTGGAGATTGGTTAGGTGGAACTATAACTACTGATTTTATAAATGGTTTAAGAAAAGATACTAGACCTAGACTACTACAACAGTGGAATCAAAATGTTGATTTAGCATTTGATGAAAAAACTTTAAATAAATTAGAAGCGGCATATGGGCCTAAATATAGGGAAGCTCTTGAAGATTCTTTAAGAAGAATGAAAACAGGTCAGAATAGGAAGTCTGGAACTAGCAGGTTAGAGGTTAGGTTTCAAGACTATATAAACAATTCTGTTGGTGCAGTTATGTTCTTAAACGCTAGATCTGCAGTATTACAAACTATATCTGCTATTAATTTTGTAAATTGGACTGATAATAATCCTTTAAAAGCTGGTGCTGCTTTTGCTAATCAAAAACAATATTGGACAGATTTCATGAAATTAATGAATTCTGACTTTTTAATAGATAGACGTAATGGTCTTAAAATAAATGTATCAGAGTCTGAAATCGCTGAAGCTGCTAAAACAACTGGAAACAGTGCTAAAGGTGTTATAAGTTATTTATTAAGTAGAGGTTTTGTTTTAACTCAATTTGCTGATAGCTTTGCTATAGCAACAGGTGGATCAACTTATTTTAGAAATAGAACTAAAACATATGTGAAACAAGGTATGAATCAAGCCGATGCAGAAGCTAAAGCATTTTTAGATTTTAGAGAAAAGGCTGAAGAGTCTCAACAATCTGCTAGAGCTGATAAGATATCTCAACAACAAGCTGGTACATTAGGTAGATTCATTCTTGCGTTTGCCAACACTCCCTCTCAATATGCTAGAATAATGGATAAAGCAGGTAGAGATTTAGTAGCTGGCAGAGGAGATCCTAAATCTAATATTAGCAAAATAATGTATTATGGATTTGTTCAAAACCTAATGTTTACGGCTTTACAAAGCGCTATGTTTGCTTCTGGTTTTGGAGATGATGATGATGATGTTTCTTTAGAATACTTTAAAAATGAAGGTATGAGTGATAAAGAAGCTGAAAAAGCTATGGAGTATTATAATAGCAAAGACAGTAAAACAGATATTAATACAGCCAATAGTATGTTAGATAACATATTAAGAGGTGTTGGTGTTCAAGGAGTTATATTAGCTACTGCTAAAAATGTTTTATTAGATTTATATAGAAGATCTAAAAAAGAAGGTCAATATCCAGGGCCAGAATATGGAGATAATGCTTGGAAATTACTAGAAGTAAGTCCACCTATATCTATAAAAACAAAAAAATACAAAGGTGGTTTAAAAGATTATGAAATGAATTCTTGGAGACCTGAATCTAAAGAACCTTTTAATATAAACAATCCATCTTATAGAGCTGCTGCAAAAGTTATTTCTTCTATAACTAACGTACCTGTAGATAGAGCTTTCCAAAAAATGGAAAATGTTCAAGGTGCTCTTGACGAAACAAATGAAAGCTGGCAAAGAGTAGCTATGATTTTAGGTTGGCCAAAATGGCAATTAGAAAATGAAGTTCAAAAAGCTGATAGATTTAAGATTGAAAAAGAAGGTAGAAAAGAATATAGAAAAGAAAATAAATTAAAAAACACAAGACAATACAAACCTAAAAAATTATTAACTACAGAAAGTTACAAGATTGAACAGTTAAAAAAACAGAGTGATGATTTGTTTAAATTAAATAAATCAGTTCAAATAGATAGTCTAAGAAGTTTAGGTTTAACTACAGATGCCATTAAAAAACTTAAATACGAAAAAGATAGAGTAAATAAAATTATAGATCTAAATAAAAATCCATGAATTATAAAATGAAACACACAGGTTCTCCAGTAATGAAAAAAGGTCCTTGCTGGGAAGGTTACAGTGCTAGCGGAACTAAACCTTCGCCTTCTGGCAAAAAGACAGAATCAGGTAAAGTTAAAATGGTACCAAATTGTAAACCTAATTCACCAGCTAAGCTTAAAACAAAAGGAAGAAAAAAAGCAATTAAAGATTTTGAGCAAGGATATAGAGATGAAGGCAAAATAAAAACAGGTGAATATGCTTCAGAAAAAGAAGAATTTTATTATGATAGAAAGAATAAAAAAGTTTCATTATTACCTAGTGACGATGCTGATAGGCCTATTACAAAAGGAGTTAAAAAAAGAAATTTAGGCTCTAATTTTAAATCTCCATTAAAGAACGAACCTAGAAAAACAACTAAAGGCAAAGGGCGTAATTTTAGAACTACTAAAGAAGGTGCTGGTATGACTGAAAAAGGTGTTGCTGCATATAAAAAAAAAAATCCAGGAAGTAAGTTAAAAACCGCAGTTACCGGTGATGTAAAACCTGGTAGTAAATCTGCTAAAAGAAGAAAATCATTTTGCGCTAGGTCAAAAGGTTGGACAGGTGAAAGAGGTAAAGCTGCTAGAGCAAGATGGAAATGTTAGAAAATAAAAAAAATGGAAAGAGACGGAAACGGAAAAGAAGTTAGAAGAGAAAATAAGCAAGTTAGAAGTCTTAAAAGACTTAGAACTATGAAATCTAAAGGTAAAACAGGTACAAAAAGATATAAAAAACTAAAAGAAAAAGTTTATAATCCATTTCCTGATAAATCAACACTTAATTAAGGAACAAAAAAAAACTGGGCACCATACCCAAAGTTCCTGTAACCAAAAAAGGGGAGGTCATTACGACTTCCCCTTTTTATATTTTAACTGTTGCAGTATTCGCAAATACCGCCTAGACATAGTCCGCACATAACTTTTTATTTATTTATTTAGGTTTTTTGTGTCCATAACCTTTTTTCTTTAATTCAAGATGTTTTTTCATTGTTTTAGCCATTGTAGAGCTCTTACCTTTATACATCAGGTGTGGTTTGAATTTTTCTGCCATTTTTTTTGTTTTAAAATTTATAACTAATTCCAACAGCGATAAAAAAACCTCCACTAGCTATAGCTAATGTATTAGGATTTAAATCAAACTGTGGTGCGTGTGGATGCCACATCATATATGAAGTCCCAGCTGTCATCAAGCTAAGACCTCCAATTATTGCTAACTTTCTCATTTAATTTCACAATTATCACCTGCACAAGCTAATTCTCCTGCAAGATCTGTTTCATCTTCTGTTTCTACAATCTTACTAAGATCAACATCTTTTAGATGCGTCATAGCCATATCGTATTGTACTTTACTTATATCCTCAAATGGTGCTTGAGTATAACTACCACCATCATAAGGTAATACAGATAGACCATTATAATGATCTCTGTTTTTCCACATCCATTTACCTGCTTGATCCCACTCTTCTCGCTTTAAACTAACTGTAGCTGAAACATTATGAGTATTAGATCCTTTTCTATGACCAGGAACAATCCATTCTTGTGCAACTTTCTTTATTCTTTCAAATAAATCAAATGGTGATTCTAATCTTAATATAGAACCTTCAGGTGCTTTTTGTGGTATACTAATAACAGCAGTGTCATGAGGTCTAAAAAACTCATCTTCAACTAATTCAGGGTGATGCTTAGATAAATGCTTATACATAGATTCGTTTTTACCAACTCTAATTCTACGTGTATAATAATCATTGTGCCATGCGTGAATACCAGATGAAGTTCCTAGTGCCAGAGATGTCGTCCCAGCAGGCTTCACGGTTGTACATCTTGCTGCTGGATTAATACCAATAGCTTTAGCTGTCTTCGTGTTTTCTCTTTTTACTATATTTGCAGCTTCCTTCATATCCAACTGCAGCACAGCGGCACTCCCTATCCCTGTCATTGATACACCGATAAGCGCATCCTTCTCTGTCGTATCTTTCCATATGTCTCTTAAGTAATGAAAGTTAGTGTAACCAGCTTGTAATGTACCTATGAAACTAGCTTGCTTAACTCTGTTGTTAAAATCTTCTTGTGACTCGAGATCACTAGCATTTACTTCACATAGGTTACAAAACTGAAAAGGTCTTAATGCTATTTCACAACAAGGGTTTGTGCCCCAGTCTTTATCGTTATTAAGATATATGCCAGGTTCACCTGATCCTGATAGCTCAACACGTTTCCATAAATCCATAAAAAAGTCTTGGGTTACTTTATGTCTCATAAGAACAGCAGAGTTATTAGCTCTACCTCTTTGTGGATTAGTCTCCCACCAAGTTCCTGATTTACAACTAATCATTTCGCTATCTTCAGCAGAAAACAAACTAATCAAAGCAGCTCTACGAATACCACCAGCTAAAACTGAATCTGCTATATGACAAACTATATCATGAGCTTCAACAGTAGTCAACGGTATTCCATCTTCTTTAGCGTCGAATATACCTTTAATCTTTAGTATACATTCTTTTAAAGGTTGAGGTCCTGGTGCTTTACCACCTGAAGTAACTAGCTGTGCACCTTTAGCTCTAATATCTGAGTAATCAAAGTCTACAGTAGAGTTTCTTTTTTCTCCCATATAAGACTTCATAAGAACTTTAATAGCATCCGCCCATCCTTCAATACTATCACCAATTAAAAACCTTCTAGTTCTTTTAGAATAAGGCTGATTAACTGGTGGCATTTGTTTTACGTGATGGTTTTGTACAGAATATCCAACACCGGTTCCTCCAAGTAATAAAAACATAGTTTCGTGAAACGAATCAATGTGATCAATTGGTAAATAAGCACAATTATAGACACGATTAGGGCTAATTTCAATCGGTTTACCTCCGAATTGTAGTGAACGCATGCTTGGTAAAATCTTCTTATCATATACTAATTTATAGGCTTCATTTATTCTTTCTGAAAGCTCTGGATATTTCTTAATATGCATTGCTTTATTTCTATCTACTAATTCTATCCAAGTTTCTCTACGATTAAGTTCAGGAACGAATTTAGCGTATTTCATATATACTGTTATATCACTTAATATTTTGTTCGATAACTCCATCTTTATTTTCTTTTTTAATTTTTGCAGCTTGAATTTTTAGTTGATCTATTGACTCTTGATAACCAGGCATAAGCTTTACAGTTTCTAAAGTACCCATTGCTGTGGTACTAAGTATGTTTAATTCATTAATCATTTGTTGTATAACTCTTGTTAATGAATTTATTTTATTTTGCATTTCTAGCAGCGTGCTTTCTTTCATTATGTTATTTTTGGTACTCCGTATTTATCTGAGTATTTAATTAAGTCTTTGTATTTTATATATCCTTTAGATTCAACACTCCATTCTATAAACTTCTGAAGTTGACGTTCAGCATATTTTCTTCTAGCTACATCTTTCTGCTCGAAAGAATTAAGTTCACGGTTTCTTCGCATTCTTTTTGATTTTGAGGTTTGTACAACGTAATGTTTGGTAAGTGTTTATGTACATAAGCTTTAAACAACTTCCAGCGTATGGGAAAAGATTCATTAGCACGTCCTTTACATTCAATAATGAAACTATCTCCCACAAAATCTGGAGTGTACTTAATATTAAGTATTTTTTTATTACCTCGATTACGGTATTCACCTTTACCATTGCCTTGTCGTTCATAAGCTTCTTGTTCAAAGTTAAAAGAAGGGACAAGCTCGTAAGTTTGTCCCTCGTAATGTGCTTTAATTTTAGCTTTTTTTAAAGCTATATACATATGTTTTTCTAGTCCTGACGCAAATTGTATTCCATCATGCTTAACCTTTTTAGATCTTACTGGACCTTTCTTTTTACTATACCGGCGTACCATAGTCACTGTTTATAAATGAAGCTTTATTAACTTCAGATATAGTTTCATCAACTAAATTATCAGTTAACTCTTCACGTGCAGCTTGAATATAAAGTATAGCATCCATAAGCTCTTCTTGTATATCATTTAAATAACCAGCTAGATCTTTATGTTTACCAGTTCTTTCACTGTGTAATGTTCTACCATATTTAGCAAAGCCAACATCAGATCTTGATACAAACTTATCCACGACGTTCTCAACGACTGGATCTCTGAATTCAATA